AAAGGGCGTCAGCATGGACGGTCGCGTTGCCGTTCTGAACCCCCGTCAGTACTATGCTCTGATTCAGGACATCGGTACTAACGGTCTGATCAACCGTGATGTCCAAGGTTCCGCTCTGCAAAGCGGCCAAGGCATCATCGAGATCGCCGGTATCAAGATCTTCAAGTCCATGAACATCCCGTTCTTCAGCCAGTATGGTACGAAGTACGGCACCGGTTCTGCTACCAACCCCGGTATCACCGATCCTGGTAACACTGGTTCGTTCGTGTCCGAAGCTGTTGAGGATGCTGCTGCTGATGTCACCGGTATCAACAACGAGTACGGTGAAGAAACCGAATTCGCTAACAGCTGTGGTCTCATCTTCCAACGCGAAGGTGCTGGCTGTGTTGAGGCTATCGGTCCTCAGGTCCAAGTCACCAGCGGTGACGTCTCCGTGATCTATCAGGGTGACGTGATCCTGGGTCGTCTTGCCATGGGTGCTGACTACCTGAACCCCGCTGCTTGCGTGGAACTGTTTGCTGGTACCGCTACCAAGCCTGCCGCATTCTGATCCAATTAAAGATTTGTTCAACGGGAGCTCCTTCGGGGGCTCCTTTTTTTTAATTAAAATTATGCCTGTCACATATGCTGCGTCCACAGAACTGGATGCTGTAAATCAAATACTTAGCTCAGTGGGGCAGGCTCCTGTCACCACACTAGATCTTCAGAACCCCGAAGTTGCTATCGTTCTCACCACCCTTCGTGAAGTTAACAGACAAGTACAATCAGAAGGATGGCACTTTAATATTGAATCAGATTATACCTTTACTCCTGATTCTGTAACTAAGGAGATTGTTTATCCTCCCAACGTGTTACAACTGGATACCAGTAAATATACACATAGAGACGATTACAACCCTATTCGTAGGAATGGTAAGTTCTACAATAAATACACTCATTCGTTTGAATGGACGTTAGCTATTAAAGCTGATGTAACTTGGATGTTTGAATTTGAGGATGTTCCCCCTGCTGTACAACAGTACATTATGGCACGTGCTGCCCGTTTGTCTGCCACTAAAATGGTAGGCGACCAAGCTCTGAATCAACTTCTCCAAGAGCAGGAAATTCAAACTCGTGCAGCCGCTATCGAATACGATTGTAATCAAGGCGATTACAGCATCTTCGGCTGGAGAGATGGTGAAAACTATTACAACAATTATCAACCGTATCACGCGCTGATCAGATGAGCACACTGACCCAAAGGATCCCAACCCTTTTGCTTGGCATTTCTCAACAACCCGACAATCTTAAATTTCCTGGTCAGGTTACAGACGCTAACAACGTCTTTCCTGATTACGCCTTGGGGATGCTAAAGCGACCTGGCGGCAAGTTTGTAGCTAATCTTAAAGACGCTTCTACTTCCGGCAAGTGGTTTTCGATCCTTAGGGACGAACAGGAAAAGTATGTTGCACAATATGATAACAACACTTTTCGTGTGTGGAGTCTGATTGATGGCAGTCCACGTGCTGTTGATATGGGCACCAATACTGGTGTCCCAGGTACGTGTAACATCACAAATCTCAAAGCAGATTTAACAACGTACAACGCTGCTGTTGATACGACTGAAGCTGAACTAGAAGATTTGAATGAATTTGCTTCAACTTATGCTGAAGTATCAGACGGACAAACTGGTGTTCAATCTTCTTTGTTTGAAGTCTCTACTAACTACGACACTAATTATCAGCAAACTTTAACATCTGGTGTCTCGTATAATGGTACGAGTTATTTGGTTGTAAATGCTGGAACTGTTGTTGGTCAATATACTAGTGTTAGTAATTTCCCTGCTCAGTATGCATTAGGTGTAGAACGTACTGATGATTACCCTTACATCAAACGTGAGGGTCTTAAACTCTATGAACTGCTTTCTACTGCAGCTGCTGCATACACTGCTGGTGATCTGAGTACTGCTGAGAGTGACTTGGCAACTGCTGTTACTGACCACAGTAATGCAGTGACTGCAGAAGGTGTAGCTGAAACCGATTATGATGCAGAAGTAACTAACTGTGAAATTACTGCTATTCCATCAAACGGTTATTTGTACGGAGCAACAGCTGCTGATATTGAACTGCTGACTATTAATGATTATACCTTTGTACTAAACAAAGCAAAGGTAACAGCAATGAAGGCAACGACAAGTACTGCTCTACCTGAACAGGCATTTGTTGTTGTTAGTATTGTTGCCTATCATTCAAAATATACTGTCCGTATTAACAACGTAGACTACACTTATCAAACCCCAAAAGATACATCATCGGGTAACGTAGATACAAGTATCATTGTTTCTAACCTTGTGTCTACTATCAACGCTGCTACTGGTACTCACGGAGTCACTGCTACAGCTGTTGGTCCTGGTATTTATCTGCTGGGTACTAGTGCCTTTACAGTGTCTACCACTGGTTCAGGTGCTGAAGAAGGTCTTTATGTATTCCAAGATCAAATCAACGTTACTGGTAGACTTCCTAACCAATGCCAAAATGGCTACGTGGTTAAAGTTTACAACAGTGATATTGTAGATGCGGATGATATGTGGGTTAAGTTTAATACCACAGACAGTGCCACAAGTGGTCCTGGTGTGTGGGAAGAAACTGTTGCCCCTGGTCTTCAATATGAAATTGATGAGTTGACAATGCCTCACGAGTTGGTTCGTGAAGCAGATGGTTCCTTTAGCTTTAGTCCTGTAGATTGGGAAGACAGATTAGTCGGTGATGATACCACTAACCCTATCCCTAGTTTTATTGGACAACGGATTAACAACCTATTCTTCTACCGTAACCGCCTAGGATTCCTGTCTAATGAGAATGTAATCCTTAGTAAAGCTGGTGATTACTTTAACTTCTTTGCAGGATCTGCACAGATCGTCTCTGCAGATGATCCGATTGATTTGAGTGCTACTTCACAACAACCCGTTAATCTTGCATACGTGCAAACGATCAGTGTGGGTCTTGTGATGTTTGGTCAAAACGAGCAATTCCTGCTATCCACTGATGCTGATATTCTCAGTCCAACAACCGCCAAGATCAATACGCTTGGAAGGTATGAATGTGATTCTGCTTTAGATGCAGTGTCACTTGGTACCAGCCTTGCTTTTGTATCTAAGACATTACTGTGGACTAGATTATATGAAATCAGTAACATCAGAAAAGAAGCACCTGCTGATGCTGGCGAACTGACTAACAATGTTTCCGAACTAGTACCTGCTACTGTTGATAGTTTTATTGCATCACCTGCTCTGTCTATCATCTCATTTGGTGAACAAGGTACAGATACTTTGTACCAGTATAGGTACTACCAAGTCGGTAACGAACGTCGTGCTAACACTTGGTATAAGTGGCAACTAACTGGTAATCTACTTGAACAGTTCTTCGATCAAACTACGTTCTATGCAGTTTGTGAAGATGGAACTAATGTTTTCTTACAGTCCTACGATCTCACACAATCTAGTGAACAAGGTTTCCTGACACTTCCTACTGGGGAAAAGACCGATGTATGTCTTGATTTGTTCTCTGTTAATCCTTACAGAACCTATGACTCTGCTACTGATGTTACAAGAGTCTTCTTACCGTATGATCACATCACTGGTAAAACCTTCTGTTTATTGGAACTAGGTGGGTACATAGGTCAAACAGTTACAGCTGAACAATCTAATGGTTCAGTTCGTTTCCCCACAGTTGCTGGATCTGCTGGTAACTATTACGTTGATATTGACGGTGATTTACGTGGACGTAATCTAATTATTGGATACATCTATGAGATGACTATTCAACTACCTACATTCTTTGTGGGTCAAAGTGGTGGTCAAAACCAATACACGGCAGATGCAACTGCAGACCTGATTGTACACCGTATCAAAGTGTCTACTGGGTTGAGTGGTCCCGTGACTTACACTGTTGATATTACTGGTAAAGATGCCTGGGATAACGTTGTGACAGTTACCTTACCTAACAACTATAACTTAGGTAATGTTAACATTTCAGCTGCTGCTGAACACGTTGTACCTGTATTCCAACGTAATAAAAATACTAAGATCACTATTAAAGGTGACACTGCATTCCCCGTCAGTCTTGATAGTTTGACTTGGGAAGGCAACTACAACACTCGTTTCTATCGTAGAGCCTGATGACTATTTCCACCCCTGGTTTTCGTGTAAGACCTGCTAGCATCGATGATATACCGTTGGTTCTTGATAATCTACTAGACAACAGTTTAGAAGATTTGCTTCGATGCCAACTCAATCCTGTGTTAAGCCTTGCTATGGATGTTTCTAATAGTGAGGCTTATCTGGCTCTAACAGAAGACAACAAGCCAGCAGCATTGTTTGGGTTTGAGTCTGATTGCTTCTGGATGCATATGTGCAGAGGCATGGAAGAGCATCCAGTGGCGTTTATGAAGTTTGCTAAACGTTGGTTTAACAACCGTAAGCCAAAATTCCTTTGGAATCACACTGGTATTGAATATACTCAAGCTATTAAAATGGCTAAGTTTTTTGGCTTTAAAATTCTAAGGGTATTTCCTAGTACCCTGACTAATACTTATCTCGTTGAAATGGCAAACGTATGGACTTACTAAGCGCAGGTCTGGGTATTGCTAGCATGGCTGGATCCATTATGGGATCCCAGTCAAAGGCTGCACAACAAGCAGCGTCGCTAGAATACTCAAACACTTTAAACAGGCGTAAAACAGACATTATTAATAAGTACCGTCAAAGGGCTTATGAACGTAGAGTTGATCGTGTAAGAGATCAGCTACAAGAAAACTTCTCTGCAGCTAATGCATCTTGGCAAACGGAGCAAGCTCGCTTTATTGAGCAGATGCTTGGTTTTAGTTTCCAACAGTCAGATATGACT